GTTCAATTCTTGATTTTTCGGCTTTAAAACGTTGTGACATAGCATCAACTGGTCCATCATCTGATTCTTCAGATTCAGTTTCATCATCGCCACTTCCACTACTACCGCTTCCACCGCTTCCACTACTAGCTATCTTAACACGATCGTTGCCGCCTCCATAGCCGCCTCCGTAGCCGCCTCCGCCTCCGCCTCCGCCACCACGTCCTCGTTCATCAACGCTACCACTTTCATCAGTACCAGATTTAGAAGAAGCAAGAGACATTACATCTCCAGATACTTTACGTTTATTAATTAAAAGATCAGTTCCCATTCCACCATTTCCAAAAGTAGGAATTTGAAAATTAGAAGTTCTATTGATATTAATTATCTCATCGTCATCACCAATAGATATAGACGGCCCTTGCATATTTTGTATATATATAAATAAAACATGATCTTTTAAATGCTTTTCAAAAAAATGATTTACAATTTTATATTTTTGTCAAATACAAGATGTGTTACTTTCTGAAAGTAACTCTTCCTCTTCAGCCAGTTGTTGAACTACCAGCTTTCAACAATTTGAAAATTGGAGATCGGCATAAAGACTCAATCATCAATCGTATCTATCTATTAACTTCTTATCAAAACCCTAATCTTGCAATTATAAAAGTGATTGCAACAAAAGACAATGGTATCACATTCAATAAAGAATTCAAGTTTACTTTTAACAGTTTTGATTCAGTAGATACAATTTGCCTTCAGAAAGTTAAAGAAGATCCACCACCTATGACATGGTACAAAGTCGACGCACATCTGGTGCGAAATGTAATGAGTAATAATCGCAGTTTTAACTCAAACTATAACCCAAACCAGAACCAGAACTCCTTATTTAGTTAATCAACAAGTCAGATAATCTCAGATAATCTCAGATAATCCCAGATAATCACAGATAATCTCAGATAATCTCAGATAATCAACAAGTAAGATAATCAATTGAATAATGATGTTTATTTAACCATGAAATGCATTGTAAACAAGAATCTCCCATATCATCGAGTTTTTTGTAACTGTTAAACATTTCTATTAATTTCGCATCATTTTCAATATATTTTTTAGTAATTTGAATAGATTTCCATTTTGTTATTTCATATGCTTTTTTATTTTTCATTGTTTCCATGAGTTCTGGTGCAATTTCATATTTATGATTCAGCAATTTTTGAGATGCAGAAACCATCTGCACATTTTTAACAATACCTTCCCAATGTCTTCTCATTTGATAATAACTATAAATCATCATTTGAATAGATTTCATAGTTCCATTTAAACGGGAAGGTTGGTTTTCTAGCAACACAGTATCTATTTCTCTTTCTTGACCAATATCATTAGTAATATTATCTAATTCTGTGAAGAGTCTTCCAGAAAGCTCATTTAAATTCGGGATTTTTTCTCCTTTTTCTGCGAGAGAAATAATTTTCCATACCAAAATTTTTGCGGTCTTCGATTCATTTGTAGCTACAAGAACACACACAGCTAAATTTTTAATTCCAATGTCAAAAGATATCAATACTTTATCTACCGAAGTCATCTTAATATCACTTAGGATAAGTTTCGTGAATAATTAAAGAAATACTGGCAAATGCTTTATATAAATTACTAATTGTAGCTTTATATATCTTTATTTGTGATTCATAAATATCAATACGTTGTTTAGAAACTTTATCAATATTATTCAAAATTGTAATTAACTCATTTTGACTAGCTAATGTATTTAATAAATGCTTTTTCTTATCATCTAATAATTTCTGAATCTCATCACTTTCTTTTTTCTTAATCATAATTTCTTTTTCAATTTTTACTAACTCTTTAGTTACACTTTCAGTATTACTTGTACTATTACTTCTACTTCTATTTTGTTTTGATGGCATACTATATATTATATATATTATTTATAATATGATATATTATATTTTATTATTATTAATAATATTTATAATTTGCTTGTGTTATTCAATATATAATTTTATAATTTGTAAAAAAGATATTGTAGAAAAATTTTATAATGAAAGAAATGATAATATAGAAACATTATTTGCATTATGTGCAAAAAAATATAATGATAATGAAATAAAAAAATTAAAATACGATCAATCTGATAGAGGAGAGGATTTTCCTGATAAAAGATTATATACAATGGCTTATAATAAAAATACACCTGAATTAAAGAAATATTGTGGTCCTGATTGGACATTTGTAAGTTGGCCATCAGCAAACATAAAATCTTTTGAAACTATGATTAAAGAAATATCAAAAAGTGGTGATAAAGAATCAACAGTAAATAAAGTAGGATGGTATGGAAGTACTACATCACCTCAATCACATGTAGTAGAATATAAAACACGACCATTATTGAAAAAAATAGGTGATGAAAATCCAGATGATTTTGACATAATAGATATACGACCTGTAAAATATCAAATTAATGAAAAAGTTATTAATAATTATATATCATTACCAGATTTGACAAAATATAAATACTTGCTTGATATTGGTGGAAATGGATATTCGGGAAGATTGAAATATTTATTGTATTCAAAAAGACCAATATTACTTATTGATCGTAATTATGTAGAATATTTCCATGATGACTTAAAACCATATGAACATTATATACCTGTAGAAATGGATTTGTCAGATTTATTAGATCAAGTAGAATGGATGAAACAAAATCCTGATAAATGCAAAGAAATAGCTCAAAATGCTTATAATTTTGCAATAGAAAACTTTACAAAAGAAAAATTAATAGATAGAATATATGAAGTATATAAAAATTTATCAGAAGATTAGTCTGAATCTCATCACTTTCTTTTTTCTTAATTATAATTTCTTTTTCAATTTTTGTTGTACTTTTACTTCTACTCAGCGTTTTTTCATATGCTTCCAAGTTGCATCTTGTAACTGTTTAATTATTGATGGACTAAACTGTTTAATATTATTTTCAATTATAAGTCTTTTAAGATATTTGAAAAAATCATCATTTTCAAAAGTAGTATTCATATCTGTTAATGATTTACATTTTGTAGCTAACCATGAATATTGACGTGTAAGTGAACGCATTCCATCATCTTTTTCATTTGGTAATGGACAAATAAATCCACCATTTACTAAACTAAATATAAGTTGTTGCATAGCTGCATGATTTCGCGATTCAATAGGAATTCCATGTAACAAATTTTCAAAAACAGTATAAGAATAATCAGGACATAATAATAATTTATCAGATCTATCAGTATAAACTGCATTATTATCAATCATAAGTAGTTGATTTTCTAGAATAATATTACGTTCTCTATTAGTTATATGATGATTTTTAGATAATACTTTAATTATTCTAGGATATATCTTCTGAAGTGATTTCCGGATATTACCATTGCTGTCAGTTATACAATCATCACGAGTAAATATTGGTCTTTGGAGTTTTATTCCATGAGTTTTTTCAATATAATTTACTTCTACATTTGCCCATGTTTTCTGACTAGCAGTATAAACAAAGAAATAAATAGCAATACCTTGTTTTATGAAATGTGCTTCGAGTTCTTTAATAAATTGTTTAAAATATGGACGAACGAGTTTGGATTGTGGGTGAAACGCTGGAGGTATATTATGTTGTTTATTAGTTTTAAATCCGTATTTTTTTAAAGTTAAATGTAAAGAAAATTGCTGACTTTGAAAATTTACATTTCCTACAACCGTACCATCCAAATCTAATATTACAACAAATGGCGGCGGATTCTTATCCATCCTTATTAAACATATATTACAAAATTTTTCTATTCTATCTATAATGATAACTCGTCGCAGTATTTTAAAAGAGTATCAAGATCTAAAGCAAGGATCCGAAGTTAAACTTATAGATGACTTATGTGGTAAAAAAGGATCAACTTTTGAACTTCAAATACAACAACAATTTTTTAAGCGTCTTATTAATGATCATCAAGAGTTGCGGGAAATGCTTTTATATCATCAAATAGGTAGCGGGAAAACACTAACTTCTATTGTTATTGCTGAAGAACATATGAAAATTAATCCAGATATGAAAGTATTAGTAATATTACCTGCTAGACTTAAAACAAATTTTTACAATGAATTAATGTATTTCTCAGCTTATGGTAAAATAGGTGATTATATTAATCTGGAAGATTATATTCTTTATTCATCTTTAAATACGACAACATCTATAAAAGATAAAATTTATAAAGAGTTTGTCAAAATGGTTGATAAAAAATATACTATAATCTCATTTGAAAGATTTAGAATTGATTGTGCGAATTCTGGTAGTCCAAGAGAGTATTTAATTAATTTATGCAACAATAAAGTTGTCATAATAGATGAAGTACATAATCTTATTAACTTCAAATATAAATTATCAGATCTGGCACTCATTGAAGATAATAAGTATCCACGTCCAAAAAGATATATACCATCATCAAGTACGCTTTTTTTAAAAACAATGGTTAAATATGCGAGACCAAGTTCAAGATTTATCTTTTTAACTGCAACACCAATCTTTGATAATGTAAAAGAGTTTACTGAATTAGTAAAAATAATGAATGCAAAAATAGACATAAATGCTATTCTTGGAAACGAACGTATGGTATCAATTGATAGATTAATACCATTATTAGCAGGTAAAGTAAGTTACTTTCCAGGTAGTTCCGAAATAGCATATCCATCAGTTTCATATGTAAACCATGATGTAACTCCAAGTGATTATCAAATGAAAATGTGTAAATATATTCGTCCTTTTATGTTTTCTTCTGAAGAACCAAATAATAGCTATTTTTCATTAGAACGTCGAGCTTCAATTCTTGCGTTTATTGACAAAAATTCTTATAAAGAAATTAAAGATAAAGAGATACCAAATGCTTATAAGAAGACATTTAAAGAAACTATTCCATTTGCTGTGAGAAATCCTGAAAGATATATGCCAAAGATTAAGGCATTAATAGATCAAATAGAAACATCATTTGGGAAACAATTAGTCTATTCAAGTTTCATTGAATATGGGGTAGAATTGACTGCAGAATTATTAATGAAGCGTGGTTGGATAGATATCAAAAAAGTCCTTAAAGGTGAGATAAAAAATCCAGAAAACTATAAATGTTTTGCTAGATGGGATGGATTAACAAAAAATGAAGAAAAAGATGCCATAAAAACTATAGTTAACAGTTTAGACAACTTAGACGGAAAAATATTACGTCTCGTAATTGGCTCTCCGGCTATGCGTGAAGGGGTATCTTTCAAACATATCCAAGATTATCATTTATTAGATCCAGTATGGAATCAATCTACAAAAACACAAGTTGAAGGTCGTGCAATAAGATTTTGTTCTCACTATGATATTCCAGAAGATCATCCTGTTTTAAAAAGACACACGACTGTACATATATATAAATTGAAATATCCTGATTCTCCAACTGTTGAAGAAATAGGTACAATGAATAAATTAGATGAAAATATTAGTATAGATTCTTGGATTTATGATAATATAATCATAAAAAAATATAAAAAATTGTCATTATCTGAAGAAGCATTACGTAAAGTTGCATTTGATTATTATCTTTTTAGAAGACTTTATAAAAAAGACAATAAATCAACACCTGAGAAATATCTAGAATCAGAATCCGACGAATCAATATCAATCTATTCTCTTTCAGAAAATATTCGTCTTGGTATGAAAAACAAAGAAGTGAAAGTGAGACCTAAAAAGAATACATGTCTTCCAAAACAAAGACGTCCACCATGTAGCGAAGGATATGAAATTCGACTAAATAAAAACGACAATGAATGTTGTTATAAAATTCCAAAGAAAAAGAAAAATCAAATTAAAATTTAGAATATGCCTCACCAACTGGTGTTAAGCTGCCATCATCATTGAATAATGCAGCAAATCCTAAATTAACATCTTCAGTGGTACGTGTTTTCCATGTGTATCTTTCAACATAGTCTCGTTTTTCTAATTCAGGAATAACCGTATTCATGAAATTAATGGCATCTTGTTGTGTAAATTTTGCTGGCACTGTCGGCGATGCTTTCCAGTCTGCTGGAGAGAATTCAGTAACCCAAATTGGCAATTCATACATCTGATATATTTTGTCAATTTCTGCTAAGAAAGAAGTAGCATTTGGTGGGGCATACCAGTGAACACATATGAAGTCAACGCGATAATTAAGAGCTCTGGCATTTGCCATGAATTCAGATAACCAACTACCTTGTGAAGTTGGATTACCAGCAGTTGCCGGGCTTCCTAATCGACGTCCAGTTGCCATTAATTGTGGCCAAGCTTTAATTGCATCAACTACTTGTATATTTGATTGTGCAGTTCCATCTGGTTCATTGAATCCTAATAAGATATCATCATATTCTGGAATTTCAAGTTGTAAATTAGCAGTTTGTGGTAAAGTCTTTAGACCCCAAATCATTGGTGTAAACTTGATTTTACTTCCGGGAATTCCTACACTACTATATCCCCAATTATAATACCATTTTGCATTAACTGAAGTTATATTATTCGCAATATCATTAACAAACCCTTTTTTTGCAGACATTTCTATATTTATAAAAGAACAAAAATTGAAATTTTCGTCAAGAAAACCTAGTCAATCCAAGAAACCTAGTCAATCCAAGATAAGCCAAACAAAACCTAGTCAATTCAAGATAAGCCAAGCGAAACCTAGTCAATCCAAGATAAATGGATCCGGAATCTATTCTTGGTTTATTAGGAGGAATCATAACAACGATTGCTGGAGTACCTCAGATTATTCAAATGATAAAAATAAAACAAACAGCTGATCTTAATTGGACTATGGTTATGTTATGGTTAATTGGATTGACATTAACATTAATTTATGGTATATTAATTAATCAATTACCAATAATTGTGACAACTGTATTATCACTATTAACTACAATAATTATGATAGCTATAAAATTTTATTATGAAATAGTGATAAAAATAAAAATTAATGATTATGAAAAAGTAATAGAATTGTAGTATTTAAGAAGAACACATTAAACACTCTTTATTGTCTCTTGAACACACAGACCCTGCCGCAGACGCAACAGACCCTGCCGCAGACGCAACAGACCCTGCCGCAGACGCAACAGACCCTGCCGCAGACGCAACA